TTTCTTAAGTATTCATATATAGCTGCGTCACTATAATCTCTCCCTCTTGCTTTTGCAACAACATCATTTATACTATCTGACTTTTGAAATATTATATCTGCATTGTTTTGTGATTCAGTTATAATCTGAGTCTTAACTTCTGATTTAGTTTTGTATCTACCTTCTACTATAGATACATTACGAACCTTGTATTCTACACCTGATTTTTGTATTAATACCTCACTTCCTGATTGTCTGTTTTGTGGTAAATGTAATATAGGTTTACCACCATCTTTTATTGATATGTGAAATGGATAGCTTGGATGAGAATCTTCTTTAACCTCAACAGGACTGTTGATTTCTACAATTGCATAAACATCTCCAGTATTCAAACCTTTCGTAAGTTGTTCAGCTGCTATACGAGCAATTAAATCAACTAACCCGTTAGCAGTTGCTGATGTTTTCTTTGCTAAAGACTTATTTGGATTACCATCTAAAAAATTAATAATAGCACTTCTATCTTCTTTAGGAAGATTTTTAGCTATTTCTCCTACAATATCTCTAACCACATCTCCTCGTTTTTCAAAGGTTGATGTTTTTGGATTAGTAAAATATTTTTGTATATCTGTTTTTAAATCTTTAGCACTTTGTCTTAAATTAATTGTACCTCCTGCACTTTTAACAGCTGCAGAAACTGCACTTCTAAAATTAGATGGGGTAATTAATTTATTATCTAACATTGTGTTTAATATTGCTAAAGTAGAATTTACACCAGAAGCACTACTAACTAATTTTGCATCTGATCCTTTAGTTAAAGTTAAGTATGCTTTACCACCATTAGTTTCTAATTGTTTATTTAAATTTTTAGCTATATTATTTGCAGTTCCTTTGTTACCTGAAGCCCATACATCACCAAACTTAGTTACAAAAAACACACCACCCTCACCTTCAAAAATAACTTTACCATTATATTTAATCTCTCCTGCTAACATGTCATCTGGAGCTGTTATAACTGTTTCGTTACCTTCTAAGAAACTTACATCTTTAGGTTCAGTAACTAAACCTTTTTTAATCATTTCTGCAATACTATCTTGTTGAGTATAACTTACCTCGAAACCACCTACGGTTTGTGTTTTAAGTGCAGAAGCAGGGTTTTTAACTTTCTTACCTCCTTTAAAATCATCTAACGCTTTTATATCACTTTCCAAAACTGTTTCACCAGCAGCTAATTTTTGTGCTACATTGTTTACTAAATCAATCAAAGCTTCATCTGTAGCAATAACATCTTCGGCAGTTAGCCCTAATAAATTACTTACCTTACTTAAAAATCTTTTTATAATACTTTGTTCTGGAGCTTTTAACTGTGTATAGTTATTTGCTATAAAAGCAAAAACTTCTGCCATATATTCTTCAGCCGCAAAGGCTAATCTTGCTTCATTACCTTCGTTTATCTTATTATATTGTTCTAAATATTTTTCTATTGATTGTCTTACTTTAGGATCTAACTCAGCTTTTTTTAATGCTTGTAGCATTCTGTTTGATAAAGCGGCTATCCTGGTCTCACTTCCTAATTTATTTTTTAGTAATGCATGAAAAATTTCATGTGCCAAAGTACGGTTGGTTGCTAACTCAGCATTGATATGTATAACATTATTGTTTGGATTAAAAAGTCCACGTGATGGTTTACCCTCTGTATTTGTTGCTTTTTGGTATGCCTCGTTAGTTTCATGAATAACTACTATAGTATCAGGTAATATTTTTTTAAGTACCGCAAGAGCTCGTTTTGCAGGTTTTGTAAATTTATCTATAAAAGAATCTGATACAGGTGCATCAGGTTTTGTTCTATTAATATAAAGGTTTGGTCCTATAGCTGAAAGTTTTCCTACTTTCGCTTGCGTTTCCGCTTTTTTCGTGTTCTCATTTTGCTGGCCTTGCTTCTTTCGGGTAGACTGCTTACGTCTGGTGTCTCGCTTAGAAACATCTTGAACAGGTTGGGTTTGTTTTTGGCCATCCACCTGAGTTGTGCTTTGCTGCGTAGTGGCATCTTGTGTTGTTTTAGTTTCTACTCCAGTAACTTCTGAAGTAATTTTATTCATTTTATTTATCAATACATCTTTTACATCATTCAAAGTAACATTAGAGTTAGCATCATAAGTTAGATTTACTCCATATACTCCTGGTCTTCCTGCTGAGTCTCTATGATTAGGGTTTACTAAAGAAAAGACTTTACTACCATCAGGTAAGGTGTACTCGTCAAATACTAAGTCAACATCTTCTTCTATTCTAACACCATCTTTTACTTTACTTTTCTTTGTAACTACATTTCTTCTGTCTTTATTTAATTTAGGATCACCTACAATTGATTCGTATCCTTTTGAAAATTGACCTGAAACACTAACTTTACCCTTATTTACTTCTGGGTTACTTGTTTCTACAACTTGTATATCACTTATATTTTTTACTTTAGTTTCCCCTTCTGTTAGTTGATTATCAAAAATATTACCTGCTTGAGTAATTTGTGTTTCTTCAGTAACCTGTGTTTCTTCAGTAACCTGTGGTTCTTCGGTTACTTGTGTTTCTTCAGTAACCTCTGTAGTTTCAGTTATATCGGTTGTTTCATCAGTATCTATTTTAACAGCTTGGTCTAAGTCTTTTGCCTCTTGTTGAACTTCAGGACTGGCAGGTGCTTCTTTTACATCTTTTTTCTGTCCTTGTTTTTCTCTTATTAATTTTTGTCTACGTTCTTCTATACTTGCATCGTTAATTATAACCATGTCAGGACCTGGTCGTCCTTGTTTTCTCATTTCCACAGAAAGTTCGTTGTCTGTTTCTAATGACTTTCTTGCTTCTTCAGTTGTAACATCTATTTCTACTTCTGCTGAACCATCTTCTATTTGGTTCATTTGAGCAACTATTTCTTTTTTTCTTCTTTTTGCTGGTTGTGATTGATTGTTTTCTAACTTATTAAGTTCTTCTTGTAAAGGAACAAGCTTGTCTAATTTTTCTTGACTTATGTTAGGATTTGCATCTAAGATTTGTTTTTGTGCTGCACCTTTACTATAAATTTTTTCTCTACGATTTTTCATATCCTGATTTAACTTAGGATTATTTTTAATCGTTAGTTCCATGTTCATGAAATCTGCATCTGATGATTCATATACCATCTCATTCATTTCTTCTGGAGTTACACGTGCTATATCTTTTTCGTTCTCATTAAATTTACTAATGTTTACATAATATTTGGGTGCTTTGTAAGCGGCAATACCAAGTGTAGCAGGTGCAGTTGCTGTTCCAGCTACACCCTCAAAAAGTATTTCAGCTGCATCCATCTCTTGTCCTGCTGCTAAACGTCCTGCAACTTCTCCTGTTGAACCTCCTACAGCTTCAGTTCCAATAACAGCACCAGCAGCTTTTAGTTTAGTACCAACACCATATGCCTTTCCTCCTAAAACTTTAGCACCAACTTTTATACCAACTTTAGATGCTATACCGTCTATGGCACCTATAACAGCACCTCTTGCAGCAGCTCGAGTTCTTATTTGACTCATCGAACCTCTATCTTCTAATACTTGACGAACTCCTTCTTCATCAAATTTAAGTCCTTTTTCTTGTACTTCTTTCTGTAATAATTCTGCAAAAGTCAATCCTGTTTCTAATGTAATACCAGCACCAGCAAAAAAACCTACAGCAGTTCCAATTGGTGTTGCAGCAGAACCAATAGCTGCACCAGCACCAGCACCAGCTAATACAGTAGGGTTTAACATTGCACTTACTGAAGAAACAAATAACTGAGGTATTGTAGTAGGATTAGCAACTACACCCTTTACCCAACCCCATGCACCTCCACCTGATTCCTGATAAATTCTGTTAAAATCTTTCATTTCATCAGAAACACCAGCTGCTTGCATTCTTTTTTGTGCTGCAATAAAATCTTGTATGTCTTCAGATGTTATGTCGGCACCCACTCTGGATTTACCCAATAACTCTAATGATTCATCTACTGATCCACCTTGTGCTTGGCCTTGCATAAAAGAACGATACATATCACCAAACAAATCAGTTACAACAGTTTTACCAAATGTTCTTTCTAATAGTGTGTCTTTTTCACCAACAGATAAATCTTCGAAATTTGTTTCAGAACCAATAGGACTATATGGCCTTACTTCTTGAGCTTGTGGAATTAAATCATCTTCTGGTAAACCAGCCGACATAGCTGGTACCCCCTCCTCTTCTTGTAAAACTTCCTCCGTAATTTCCGTTTCCCCAGTGCCATCTGAAACTTCTGGAGTAACCATCGGAGTGTCTTTTTTTTTTACACCTTGATTTAATCCAAATAAAACATTAAAATCTTCTTCTGAACCTCTATAACCAGTTTCTTGAAAATAAATATAAGTATCCTTAACAGATACCCGTCTTTTATTGCCTGTTCGTTCATTATTAGTCGTTATATCTTGATCCTGCACCTCCACTTCCTGGTCTTCCTCTTCCGTAAACCTCTTGGTACATATCATCATTATATCTATCAACAGCCTGATTAATTACATTTTCTTGTATTGAAATCCAAACCTCGTCTGTTCTTCTACCTCTTATGTTTGGTATAGTATAATTAATACCTCCGAATTCAATTGTCATAAATTCATTCTTACGATCCATGTTAGGTAATTTTGCCTCAGCATCTTCTTTACTACTAAAGCTATTTGGAATTGGATTTTCTTGAGTAGAACCTGGTATTTGATTATCTTTCATTTTTACTCGTGTTCCATCATGATCAATATAAAAATTACTAAAAGTTCCATCACCATTACTTACAGTTTCCACCTCGTCAAAATATTGTACTAATAAAGGATTTCTTCCAAAGTGTTGTTTTACTGGTGTAGGTATATATTGTTTAGTTACGTTAAAGAATCTATCTTGAATCTCAGCATCAGTATCACTACTATATCCGATATTAGGATCACCACCCACAAACTTACCTAAACTATCATCACCTTTTGTTAAGTAATCAATACCTGTTTGTACAGTTCCTCCAACTTGTACTGGACTTGTATATACTGGAAGTTTTTGTTCTAACCTATCATACTCTTTGTCAAGTCTACCTGATGTAGCAGAAGCTGGTTCAAATTTAGTCCTGATAGCTTTAGCTTTATTATCTATCATATCAGTCATTCTTTCCTTTAAATATTCTCTGGCTACATCACTTTGTTTATCCCATCTTTCTCCTTCTATAATTGTAGGCTGATTATTATTAGAATAATTAATATGAATAGCGTTTGGATTGGTGTCGTTTAAATCAGTAGTAGTGTAGTAACCACCTTTAGTGTCGACCAGAACACTGGCAACATCTAAATTTTTAACCATCATACCATCTACATATTTATCTAAACTTGCTGTTGCGGTTTCAGTAAAAATAGTAGCATCATCTATTGTTCCTGTTGATTCTATTGTAGTACCTAAAGAATCTACTATACCTTTTTGTATGAGTCCAACATTATAAATGTCTTGCCTAAAATTCATACGATTATTCATACCAGAAAAAGGTATATGTTTAGACGGATCAGTTGGTATAGAACCATCCTCATTAGGCCTTACTAAAGATATTTCTCCTGACTGTGGGTTTACATATTCAACTAAACCTTTTAAATTACCAAATGCCAAAGCACCTTCAGCAAAGTCTTGTTCAATTTTTGAAGAACCTAAATAATTTTTTGAAGGATCAGCAGCAATTCTTGCTTGGTAATCTTGATAAGATTTATCATAGTTTTTTGCAGCTTTTGAAAAGTCAGCAAAGTTACCTGATATTCTATCCATAGCTTTGGTATACTCTGACTGTGATATTAAACCATTTTTAAACATTTGATTTTGTGTTCTCAAATATTCTTGTGCTGAACCTGATGCGTCTATAACTAAAGAGTTTAATGTAGGGTTGTCGTATTGCTCTAAATCTCTAAGTTTACGAGTGTTTTCATAAGTTTTATCTTCAAACTCAGCTCTTTTTTCTTCTCTATCTTTTTTTATCTTTGTAAGTTGAGCAGTTAAGCCAGAAGTTACCGCACCCCAATCTATAGTAGACTTTTGTAAATCTTCAGGTACAAATGTGTTAAAGTTTAAGTTAGGTCTTGCCATAATATTAAAGTCTTATTCCATATTTTTTTAGTAAATCATCATAGCTTTGCTGAGGAACTAATCCTGGCATATAACCTTGCATGCCGACATCTGGACTAAGTTGTAGTTGTGGCCTTAAAGAACCACCAGCAGCTACTACCTGATCATTTATATTTTGTTGCATAGGAGAAACAATTCCAGTATTAAAACCCATATCCGCAATATTTTCCTTCATCAACTCAGGTGTTAGTTCACTCAGAGGAGCACTTGGCTCAACATAATCTGGATTTGGAATATAATCCAATCTTCCTGGTCCTGCTGGGATGTACCTCGCTGTCTTATTTAAAGGTTTTGATTTCATAAGTTTTACGGGAAGTTCTACATTCATATCTATAGGATCTACTTTCATATCAGTAGATACATCAATTGCTTTAACACCTACATCAGCTATACGACTACCGTCTGTATTAAAAATTATATTTTGATATTTAGTAGGATCAAGAATATATTGTTCTTTTGAAACTCCTGCTTTAGTTAATAAACCTTTGTTTTTTTCAAAAACTTTTCCTGCTTGTCTTGCTTCTCTACTTTTAGCATATAAAGGTGCGTTTTCAGCAACTGAAGTCAAAGCACTTCCTAAAGCCTGTATACCACTCATGGTAGCTGAAGCAACACCCGCTCTTGTTTGTGCATCTCTTGCGGCTGCATCTTGCATCTGTGCTACATCCATTGCTAATAACTGTTGATTAATAGCTGACTCTTCTTCAATCTGTGCCTCTTCGATTTCATCCTGTCTTTGCATTTTAGATAAACGAATAGCTTCAGCTGTTTGTGCTTGACTGGCTCCTATTCTTCCTGCTAAAGCAGCTACCTCTCGTGGTCCCGCTTCTTGTGCTGCATTAATTAAATCTGTACTTACTTGTAAATTTTGTTCTATTTGTTCTTGGTAAACATCTTGGTTTAGACTTAATTCGTCTGTAAATTTAATTTCAGCTCTTTTTCTTAACTCAGCCATTTGTGCTGCAGCTAATCTATTAGCCTCTCTATTATCAGCTGCTAATTTTCTTGCTTGAGCAAAACTTAAACCTGCTCCAGCTAATCCTAAGCCTACTGTTACTGCTGTTGCTGCTCCCATATTATAATTTTTTTATCATTTCAGTTGCGTTTGAATCTCCTTCTGTGTATCCTAATTCTTTATATAACTTTATCAAAGACTGGCTTTTTAAAAGTGAATATATATATTTTTTTTCTAATCCTTCTGCCAATGATGTTATTGTTTGTATTAACATCAATAAAGATTGTTTTCTAATTTTTTTATCTTTAAAATTAAAATCAGATACAATCCACTCTAATAATACCACGTTAGAGTTAGTTACATACATATATCCAGCACAAATAGGTTTATCTTTATAGTAAACCATATACCCCGTTGGAGGTAAAAAATCTTTTGCTGGAGGTACCCATCTCCAATCTTTCCACCACTTACAAAGTATCTCATCATAATCTTTATCTGTAAGCAGTTGAATATTAAAACTCATACATACAAAGATAATAAAATCTATGGATAACTTTGCATGATGCTACTCCCTACAGAAAACAATTCAACTGGCGTAGTTACCGTTGTAGGAAGGGTTATTTCAAACTGCATAAAGTATCCTCTTGCACCGTTAGACTCAGCAACTGGATTTTTATAAAAGAAAATAAAATTTCCAACAGTCGGATTAGGTGTAGCTCCATCATAATTTATAATTAATTTATTTTTGTTAACCGATGCAACTGTTCCTAACAATACATTACTTGAACCAGCTTGTTCAAATACAGAATCTCCATAACTAATAATACTACCTATGTTTACTGTTGCATCAAATTCTAATTGATACTCTCCTAATGCTGGAGGTACAGGTGGTTGAATGTCTTGTGAGTCAACTAAGTTTGCAATACCATTAGCAGATCTTAATTTAAAATCAAGTGTTGTTTCTTTGTTTCTTATATAACTAAACCACTCTCCTTCTTTTTGTTCAAAAAATGTATCTAACATAGAACCAGTGCTTAAGTCTGTAAATAAGCTTTTTACTTCCCATGCCGCATTACTTTCAAAAGACATTGTCTTAAACAGCTTTATGACCAGAGGTTTAGTATTAAATACACCTGTAATAGATGACTCATACTGTACACCGTAATAATTATTTCTTAGTGTATTGGTATTGTGACGATATAAATTACCACCGTCAAAACTATAGAAATAACTATTCATGCCTTTCATAAACTCAGGTATGTAAGAATAAAATGAAGGCCATCCTTTTGAACCTTCGCTATATGATAATGTTTCGTTTTGTTTAGACATAATTAACTACAGTTTTCACAAGGTCCTAATACTTTAGTTGATGCGTTCCAAAATCTTTTTTGAGATTGATAAGCATAATATCCAGATACCGCATAAATTGTTAAGTCTGCATCTTGAAATATTGCTGTTGCAGTACAAAAATATGGGCTATCAAAAAATATTGTTAAATTACTTGGCATATTAAGAACAGTTTACGATTAATGATTCAGTACAAATACCGCTTTGTACTCTTATAACTTGATTAGAAGGTGACACTAACTGATCGGTTACCCAATAATATCCATCAGGCCAAAATTCATTTGTTGGCGAACAAGTTGGATATCTATAACAAATGGAACCCACCACAGGTGTAGCTTGTATTCCACTATGGCCACCAGCTGTAAATGTACCACCCATTGTAGGATCATTTCCTTGTAAGCATGCATCTAAGGCATTTGATTGTGGAACAACAGTCGTTATATATGGAGTACAAACACCAGTGCATTGACATACTTGAGTAGAAGAAAGATCAAAGCAACCGTTTACAGAACTTCTTTCTCTCATGTCATATACTAATACCAATTGCTCTAAACCTCTTCTGGTTATAGTATACGCTTCATTAGGGTTTACAATTGTTGCTGGTCCTGTACTATCACTTGTTACTAATTGAGTTGCTGACACACTACTAATAGTTCCCGTTACTCCAGAGGCTGATTCTACAAGATCTCCTACATCTATTTGTAAGTTTATAAAATTAACTGTTGTGTCTAAAATAATAGTTGCAGGTGCTCCTGGACTATTTGTTCCTGAAAAAGTTGATCCTGACAACTTTATATCTGTTGCTGTACCTACAGCTTTGTCTGGTGTTGGAAAGGTAATTGTTAATGGAGTTAAATTTGTTAAATCAGCTAAAATAGTATTACATCCATCTATAAACGTTTTTTGCGTGTATGCATATAATTTATTTGAGTTTATATCAAAACCTACAGTGTCAGTTTGTTTTTTGTCAATAAACATTTTAACTGTTGTACCACCATAAGGTATTAAACCAGAAGATGCAATACCTGAGTTTACTTGAGTTTCTAAAATACCCAGAGCTGCTAAACACTTTCTTTGAGATGGATATATGTTTATAGCCTGGTCTTCAGTTATTGGACTGTCAAATGCACCATCAGTCCAGCTATAACCATAATGAAAAGTTTCTCCATTTCTCTTTCTTGGATTTGATGTTAAAACAAATTGAGTTACTTGGGTAATTGCTTTAGACTCTATACACAACGGAGTTATAGTGTAAGTACATTCTTGTTGTGGTGATATAATAACATCCGCAAAAGTTGGGTAAACAGAATTTTTATTAATATTAACATTAGAAGTACCCGTTAAATTTGTAAAAGATGTAGAGGTTCCATTATATATTATATCGATATCTAATTTATCAGTAGCAAGTCCATCTATTTTGTATGCAACCTTAAATTGTCCTATTAAAGCACCTATTTCTACTCTTAACGTAAAAACACTTGCATCTTTTTTAGTTACCGATCTTCCACAAGATAATACACTTGGTGGTGTAGGTACAGGAGTGGTATTAGAAGATAAAACATACTCATCCATATACGGATCATATCCTCCTAACTTTTGTGTAGTTAATTGTGTTATAAATTTATCTCTAAAATAAGAACGCATTCCTGTATCAGACACTACATTTAACACATCATTTTGTGCTGAACCTCCTGATAATTGTAAAACAGCTGCTCGTTTAGAATCTGTAAAATACATGTTTCTTCCCCAACTCACAAAACTTTCTGGATTAAAACTAATACCGTATTCTTCTTTTCTTGCTATTTGTTTTCCTAAAACTTCAGGCACAGAAACTATTGCACCACCACCAACTGAATCAGAAATTAAATTTTTACCTAATAAAACGTAAGATATTCTGTCTTCTTGTAAAACCAATAAATCAGTTTCACGTGAGTGTAGTTTCATAACAGGACCAAAATTATTTTCTAAATCTTTAAAGTTTACTAAACCTAAATTAAATTCGTTACTATTATTTACTCCAGATGATTTATAATATATTCCACTATATGTTATACTGGCACTTCTTTCTATTTCAGAATAAGGTTCTGTAGATAAAGCTGTAGTCCTTTGTCCTAAAACTAAACTTTTTCCTGTAGCTGAATCATCAATTTTATAACTTTCAGCACCATTAAAAAAAGTATAACAGTTGAAATGTGGTAATTGAACAATAGCTGGTATATTAGTGTCAATAACTTGGTCTTGAATAGGTCCTTTATGTGATAAATCACCATTAATATCTAAATCAATATCATATAGTTCTGACGAGTCATAAAATAAATTATCATCTGAGTCAGGAGGCATTGTTTCAAATATAATTAAATTATCCTGTCCATAAAATTCTATTTCCATATCAACGTGAGATGGCCTTCTATCAATTTCAGAACCTCCTGCTTTTACTCTTGCTTTTAACATTAAATAAAACTTTTTTTCATTATCTTGTGGATTAACGTTTTCTAAAAAAGCATAGTTTATTTGATTTTTTTGTATTGAACCCACTGTTTGTGGTTCTCTTAAAGTAGATGATGAAGAAGAGTAAAAACTCATTGCCTGTAAATTAACAGTTTGTCCTACAATAGTAGGAGGTGCAGATTGAACTGGAGGTAATTTAATTTCTAACTGCCCTTTATTTACAGAACCACCCGAGTATGAAGCAATATTTTCTCCTTCCCACCAATGACAAAATGAAGGGTAATTTTGTGGAGAAACAAATTCTTGTGACCACCTCCAATCTACACTTGGATCACTACTTCCAATAAACGGATCCCACTTAGACCTCCATACTCTAAAATTTATTTTTATTCTTGCACCTTGTGGAACAGGAAGTAACTCGTATTGATTTGTAGTAAGATTTAATTTTTGAGGAATAGGATAAAAAACACGAGGACCATTCAAAGCACTTGCGGTATTAGCACTGTAATCAGGTGATTGTTCTAATCCTGCTGTAGGGTTTTTACCAAAATTTACTGTATCAGTTTCTTTAACTTCTGCTGTAAAATTATTCGGCTTCATTGACATATATAAACCAGCTAAACTTCCATCAATTAATTCATCTGCTGCATATGCCTGAACCGCAAGTACAGATGTCAAAGTAACTTTATCTAAAGCTCCTGTATCATCAGCCTTAACTATTAACTGATCACCTTCTTTTACTATTTGCCTGTCTTCTCCTTCTAATGCAAACCAAACTATCGAAGTGTCATTTGGATCTGGATAAAATCTTCTACAATAAATTGTTTCATAAGTTGCACGTGATGGCTTTACAACAAATTTATATCTTTTAGCCCAATGCGGTGGTTTATTATCAATTGATACACTAATTTTGTTTGTTGTTATTGAGTTTTCAGCTGGTATATATATTGTGTTTGATGTACAAACTAATGGTGTTGTTGCTCTTCCATATTCATCTAAATAGACAATACCCGTTTCATAATCTCTATTACTGTGTAATGATTGTGAAAACAAAGGTCTTTCTAAAAATCCAGGTAATGGAAACTCTGGAGTTAATGTGTATGACGCATTATTAGGTTCGTATGGATTAGCTGTATTAGTCTCAGAATTTATTAAAACATATCTAAAATAATTATAAATAGCACTTACAGTAAATGGAAAATTAACAGGCCTAAAAGCAACTGCAGGAAAAGCTATACGAAAACAATCAGCGTTACCTGTTCCACCTATTTGTTTTTTTATTGCTCCTGAATAAAAAACAGCTTGTTTGTTTACAAAACTATCGAAACTAAAAAAGTCATATATATAATCATCAGCAAACCCATTTGCTACTTGTGCAAATTCAACTTTTTCAAGCATTATTGTATTAAACTGATCAAACAAAGTATTACGAGTGGATGACGTTGCAATAGCTGTATTTACATTTAAATCACAACCAACTGCGTCTCTAAAAGACTGATGATTCAACATGTCGGCAACTGAATCAAACTGTTGTACAGCTGTATAGCTTAATGTAACAGATAATGGATCAACAGCATTACCAAGAGGATAAACATCAGTTAATGCAGTAGTGGTTGTAGACGAAGTTGCAAAACCAACTGTTTCGTATGAATAAAACTTTATTGGAAAGTCAAATGTAATTCCTGCCTGAATTGGTAACTCAACACCTTCTAATGAAAATACAATAGAATTAAATGGACTACTTGAAGTAAAAGGTGTTCCAAAAAGAGGACCATTGATTGTGTAATTTATTGACACATTGTTGCCTAAACCATCTAATAAAGTAAAAGGTTGTCCTAATACTCCTGTAGACACAGGATTTGTTGATAAGGTAGTAGTAAAGTCAATAGGGATAGGTTGGCCATTATCTGTTGTTATATCATATCCTTCAGTATAATTACCTAACATTAATCTATTACCCTGAACTGTTAATGCTTTTGCTAATTTTGGAACATTATCAAACTGTCTTAATAATTCATCTGATCCTAAAGTGCCATAGACTTTATTTGCAATAAATTCAAATGTTTTAATATCATTATTACCCCACCCTAACTCGTCTTTTTTAAATGTTTCTATAACATAAATAACATTTGAGGTAGAGTCTTTATATAGCAATTCAATTTCTTTGACTGTTTCTGGTCCTGTACTATATTGTATTTGCACACCATTTGCTTTATTTTGCATTCCTTCATTTATCATTGTTACGGGTGCAACATTAAATTTATCTGGAACAAATGATGCTAATGAAAATAATGAACAAGCACTATATTGTTTGTCTTGATACCTGTATCTGTATGCAAAAGATAAAAATCTATCGGTTAAATAATTTTCTTCTTCAGTTGGAGTTGTAAATAATGAAACAACTGGTGCTGCTAAATCATAAATAGTTGCACCTGTTGATGAAATATATTGATGAAATCCTGGAGGCTTAACAATTAAACTTATATCAGTTTCTTTTATTTGGTCTACACCAGAGACAGGAAAGGGATAATCTCTGTTTATGTTTATGCAACGTGGAGGATTTATATTGTCTGTAAAAAATAACAAATCTTCTACTAAATCAACGCCAGTTATTAAAAATGACGGGTTAAAGTTTAATACACTCGTGCTAATAACATGATAATTAGTAACTTCAGATACAGTATTAAATGAGACAATAAGACAAACAGTAGTACCGTTAGGGTTTGCGTCATGTATAAACCAATACATGGTTTCATTTATAGCATCGGCAAAAGCTCCTAAACAAGTTGCATTTGCAGACAAAGGATTTCCATCATATTCAAGTGTTGTTAGCTTGGTGTTACCTTTAGAGTTTTCTACTGCACCAATATCAGTGGTTTCAGTTGATCCTAACCTAACATTCAGTGCATTTTTATATTCTCCAGGTGGGATTAAGCGTTCATCAACGCTCTTATTCATTCGTCCCGCTATAAAATTAGTGTTAATATCCATTTTATTTCAACCATTTGTCCTTACCTCTCATACTCATTAGTAATCGTCCTGGCTGGATATTACTTAATCTAATTTTTGCGTTTCTTAATAATGATGACTTATCTTTTCTTGCTCTATTTACAACATATTCTTGTACACCTAATTTATTGTTTAAAATAGAATATCTTATATAAGCATATAAATATTCTTCGAACATTTTATTTACACTTATCTTGTCATTATCACCATTTTCCATACCATCAGATATATACTCCATAACTACTGATGAGTTTGCCATATCTGAACTAAAATAAATAGCACCCGTTTGTCTATCAATTGTAAAAGTTGGGTTGATGTTTGCTGTCTCAGTATTTAAACCAAATCTATCTCCTATTGCAAAATTAAAATAATATTCTCCATCACAACATAATCCCATTTGCCCATTATATGGTCCTGGTCCTAAGTATAATTTTGACATACCACCTTTAATTCTGCTTAAGTCTACCTCTGAATTAGCAGGACTAACTGCGTTTCCTTCTGCATCAAAAATTATTTCATCGTTGGCATCTTGTAAATATGACTGAGCAAACATTGTTTGTATGTTTTCAACCAAAGGAAATAAAACACCATCCATATATTTCGAAATTCTAACGTAGTTTACATAGTCTGGTGGTAAAATAAACCTTATTTCTTCATCTACATTAAGTTGAAGAATTTTTATTTGCTTCATTGCATCGTAATTCAATTCTTGAATACCACGTTTAGCATGAAACAATACTTGATATCTTTCTATGTTATTGATTATTTCATTGTTACCTTGATACATTAACATAAAATTAGATACAATATCATTTAAAGTTACATATTGATATGAACCCCAATTTTTATCCGTTGGGCTTACTCCGTTATTTTCGTAATATTTATAATTTGAAATGTATCCCATATCTTATTGCTGTGTTTGTGTTTCTTGTAAATCTTCTTGTGTACCAAATTGATACACATCTTTTTCTCTAATCTCTATTCCTACATACTGACATATTCTGGCTATCAGACCGTTTCTATCTGAATCAGGTAATTCAAAATCTTGATATCCACTTAATGATTGGTTAAATAAAGGTTCTCCGCCTGACAGTTGACTATAAGTCCAGTTAGGTGCTTTTGGATATCTTACATATTGAGTTTTAATTTGACCAGCTTGTCTAATACTTGTTGGATAAACAGTTATCACATTACCTCCCAACACATACGCAGGATATTGATTAGATGGTGCAGTCAAAGTAGAGCTTGTTAAATAAAATATTTTGTTTTGACTAACCCTTTCTACTTCGGTTATGTTAGTGTTATCATAAATAGAATAGTTTTCACCACCTAAAGCTACATTAAATATAGAGTCCGATATACTTAATACGTTAGTAGAATCTACAGCTGTAACAAAAGCCTGTCCTAAAGTTGTTGAGTCAGTATTAATTACAATACTATTTGTCGGAGGAAACTGTGGTATATTAAAACCCCCAGCTACAACAAAAGGTGTCCCTGTAGAATCTAATTTTTTAGCTAAACCACCTATTTGCGTAGTACCACTTGCCAATAATGTTGGGTAATAAAATATTTTATTTATTAAGTAATAGTCTGCTGGTAAGTTAAAAGTGTTTTCATTTACTTGAGTTAAAAAAACCTCTTCAGAAAAAGAGTCAATAACTTCTACTAAACCTTTAACAATATCAGCATATCCTGTACCTGACTGTCTAACATTTTCTTTATTAATAAACTGATTATACTGATAAAAATAATCTTCAAATATATCTAACTGTGCTTGTTGAGCATATAAATTAAAATCTTGAGGAGACAAGTAACCATAATTATTTTTATTAATTACAGCTAAAACAGTGTTCCTTATTTCGTTAATCATGGCCATAGAAAATGTAATTTTATCTTTTACAAATATAGCAAAAAAAAAGAGGTTACTTTTTTTGTAACCTCTTCTTAATATAGTGTCTAAGTGTTAACCTATAGTCACGCTTTCAACAACCACTTGAGAGCCATTAAAGATTGGCATCAATGGTCGAACTACCGCAGGACCAGGAGGTTCTGGTAAATTAATACCAACAGCTCCACGAACTAAAGCAGATTCTATAGCCGCAGCTACAGCTCTACCTGTCCCTTGATCTGAGTGAGTGATGGTTACTACATCAGCAGATGTATTTACAACGTTTAAGAACATCTTAGTCGTAGTTGCATCAACTTTATCTACCGCTACAACATTATCTATCAAATATAATTTGTTAGAATTTGAAGATTGATCAAAAATAGAATAAGTATCTCCATCACCAAACATTGCTCCTTGTGATGTTTTTATTCTAAAATTATCAATAATACCTCCACTTAATATTGTACCCGTTACGTTGTCAGATGTGTTTTCAACTACATCGTCTATAGTAACAGAAGATAAGAAAGTTGCAGTAGGATCATAAACCTCAGTTGCTAATGGTTCAATTGTAAAATTATCATCAAACGCTCCAGCTGCTGCAAAAATATCTGCAGTTAAAGTTAATGATGTTTCATTAATTAAAGCTGCAACTGTAGTTTGTGTTGTTGCTGTAGTGTTTTTAACAATATCACCAACTCTTACTTTACGTGCTGTAAATGTAGCACTTGAAGCATTTAACTGTTTAGGCTTTCTTATATTATAAGTTTCACCACCAGCTGGAAGCAATGCTGTAGTACACGTAATTTGAGTTTCTGAGTCTACACTTAAAACCGCACCAACTGCTGAAGTTCCATTGTAAACTATGTCATTTGCAGCAATTCCATCTGTTACAAATGTTGCACTTGAGTCAGTCAATCTTGCTGGAATACTTGCGTTGTCTACCGTAGAAACAGTAAAAGTACAGTTTGTACCACCTGCTCCGTTTATCGTTAAAGTATCAGAACCTGCATAACCTGTACCAGCTGCATTTACAGTAATAGTAGTAACATTTCCAGCACCACTAACTACTACGTCAACTGTACAGTCGTTATTTCCACCTCCAGTAGTTGCAACACCAGTAGTCGTTCCAGGAGTATACCCTGTGTTAGTACCACCAGGTCCACTAATAGTAGCTACATTTCCTTGTGATGCATTTGTACCAGATGCAAGAGTTGTTGACAGTGCCTGAAGCTGCTACGGAGTTTATTGGTATTTCTAAATATTTAGCTGTCATATTATAATTGTTTTAAATATTAATTAAAAACTATAGTATCTATAGTCACTTGTACAGGAGCTGCAGTAGACGCTTTTCCAGGAAAACCTGCTCTTGGAGATGGTACTACAACATCAAACAATGGACTTGTCCATCCTGTTGATAATGCATCAGATACTGAATTTTGAATTAATATTCTCATATTTCTACACTGATCAGCATTTCCTCCCATAAAATTTGTTGGTGGATCTGGTGGTGTAGCTGTTGCTTCAGCGTAAGATGGTAGTTCTGTGTGTGTTATTGTACACACATCAAAGCCAGAGTCACTGTTTGAGTATTTGATTACACAAGTAGTTGCAGAAGCTTGTTCTATAACTGCTATATTTTGTATTGGTATGAGGA